ATGATTCAGTGTAAACGGGTGTATGACCCGCAGGAAAGCAGCGACGGCTATCGGGTGCTGGTCGACCGTCTCTGGCCGCGGGGGATTAAAAAAGAGGCGCTGGCCTGTGATGAGTGGTGTAAGGAGTTAACGCCTTCCGCTGAGCTGCGCAAAGCCTTTCACGGCGAGGCGATCGATTTCGCCCACTTCAGCCAGCGCTATCGTCAGGAGCTCGACGCCCATCGCGAAACGGGCCTGCGGCTGGCGGCGCTGGCGCAACGCCAGCCGCTGACGCTGCTGTACGCCGCGAAGAACACCGAGCAGAATCATGCCCGGGTGCTGGCCGCCTGGCTGGCGGCCCTGCCGGTTACGATTTAGCCGGATGATCCCGGCGCCACAGCGCCCACTCGTCGAGAGTTTCGCCGCTGGGTAGTTTGCACTGGGTGCTGACGCCCTGCGGCGTTTGCACCGGCACCCGGGTGCCTCCTGATTGCTGACAGTATACCGCCGCGGGGTTGGGCATGCCGATGGTTTTCGTCGGCGCAGTGGGCTGCGGCTGGGCACAGCCGGCTAATAACAGTGGCAGAATAGCCAGTAGCTTTTTCATTGTTCCTCCCTTTCCTGAATGCCCGGGGATTTTAGCCTGAATCTCCACGTTTTCTCCATCTTGCCTGCACTTTTCCCCCGTAGAGTAGCCCTGTTCTCGAACTGACCAGAGAACAGATCATTCCATAATCAATGAGTTTTTCCCCGTCGCCCCCGACGGGGCTTTTTTTTGGGATTTAATAAATTGAAATAAAAGGATTTATTTCAAAAATGTCCACATATCGACCACATTGACAAGAATAGCCCCCTTTTCAGGGGGTTATTTTTATACCGCAAGACTAAGTTGACTGTTCCCGTAATGAGAAGCCGGGAAAGCGTCGCCGGGGATAAATCCTGGCGGCAAAGGATCTGCGCTGGTTGAGCGCTTCGTTACTCTGCGCTCTACGGTGTTAAGTGTCGTGAATGACTCGCTGCATTCAAGGTTCTGGCATTGATGGTATTGCCGGATGGTGAACTCGCTTAACCGGCGGCTGGTGCGGGTGCGGGCGTTTGCGCCGCAGTAGGGACAAACAAACATGATGATCTCCCATAGGGAGTTGAACTCACGCCTATTATGGCCGCTACTGTTCAGTTTCTGCAATCCAGTCGCTTATTTTCGCCTCAAGCTCCATTTTCGTGGTAAATCCGTTATCACCTATCACATGTTCCGCTCTGGCAATGATCCAATCCTGAGTATCGATTTCAGGCTTAAAGCCCGACACGTTCAGATGCATACCCGGATATAAATCGGCGCGGCCGCGCGCTAGGGTTATCGAAAACTGTGCCGCGCCTTTCTGGAGCTGTATCCATTTTGCCGCAGCTGCGCGCCTGGCCGCCGTTTCGTTCTGATAGGTTTTACGCAAAACATACACGTTACCTTCAGCGCCCTCCATGTAATCCCCCTCCGGCCGGCTGCTTTTCTCCTCAGGCTTTTTTCTGGCAGTATTTGTTTTGCGCTTAGTGACCTTGACCGGTTTTTTCTTGCCGAAATTAAGATCCAGCCAGTACGCCCGCACACCAGTGTAAGCATCACGATCGGCAATGCGGAACCTGTGACGATCTCCGCTGGCACGGGTTATCTCAGCCGATGGCAGCGCCCTACCAGATGCACTGACACCGCCCCCAGGCAGGATAAACAGCAGACAGCCATTTTTCACGGTGGCAATGGCCCCCAGCATCTCCGCCATGCGTGTTAAAAAAGACATGTCACTCTCTTCGGTCTGATCCGCATGGTCGATCTCAATGTCGATCAGGGCCTCGCTAATCATCGGCATCAGGTCATAACGCCGGGCTATGGCCGATACCACCCGCTCTACCGTCACATCATGCCAGGACACCTCCCGCCTGACGTTCATCTCTTCGCGAAAATCAGCGCTGTGTGCGGTGATGTCAATAACATCCGGCGGCCCGCTATGCCCCACCTCGTCAACGGTGTAGAGGCCTTTGTAGATCAACGCCTCACCCAGCCAGCCGATGGACACCGCCAGCTCCGCACCGCGTGGGGGTAAATCCGTTACTCCGTCAGAGTCATCTACTGACAGAGTTAGCTGGTCAGCATCAAAACCGTTGTTATCTGTAACAGATAGCGAGGTGATTCGGTCGGCCAGTTCGGTCAGGGCTACACCACCCAACGTAATACTAAAATCCGGTGTCTTTACGACCTCACTTAATTTTTCTACATACGCTTCGGCTGCTGTTGTCAGCGTGTCTGCTATCGACATAACTCCCCCGTTTTTTGCTGATGATTCCATGCCCGCGCGCGGGGCTGAATCCCTTTTTGTTGTCAGCGAACGGGCAGACCGGCAACCAGGCGACGCCAGCAGACTTAACGTTGAATATTGCCCTGAACTCAAAGAGCAACATGATGGTGAACTTATGTCTGAAACTCGTTTTCACGGCGTCCGCTCTCGCGAAAATACCGACCTACAGCAGGCAATCAATGACATTGATTCCAGCGTGATCGGTATTGTTGCGGTTGCTGATGACGCCGATCCGGAAACCTTCCCGCTCAATACGCCGGTTCTGCTGACACGGGTACGTAACGTCCTCGGCAAGGCAGGTAAAACCGGGTCACTTTACAAAGCCCTCAAAGCCATTTCCGATCAGTGCAGCCCGCGCGTTGTGATTGTCCGGGTGGAAGAGGCTTCCGGTAACGGCGCCAGCCAGTCCCAGGCCGTTATTGGCGGAACAGATGGCGACAGCTATACGGGAATGTATGCCCTGCTGACGGCGGAAGCCAAAACCGGCTATCGCCCGCGCATCCTGGCGGTACCGGACTACGATACCGAAGAGGTAACGTCACAGCTTTGCGTGATTGCCCAGAATCTTCGGGCTTTTGTTTATGCCGGTTGTAACGGCTGCGCGACCATGGCGGAGGCTATTGCTTATCGCAAAACCTTCGCTTACCGCGAGCTGATGCTGATCTGGCCGGACTTCATCGCTTACAACCCCCTGACGGATGATAACGAAACGTTTCCTGCCCCGGCTTACGCCTGCGGCCTGCGCGCCGCTATCGATAACAGCCAGGGCTGGCACAAATCGCTGTCGAATGTTGTGGTGAATAACGTTCTCGGTATTTCGAAGGATGTTTTCTGGGCATTGCAGGCAGAAGACAGCGACGCCAACGAGCTTAACAACAACGAAATCACGACGCTTATCAAGCGTGACGGTTTCCGCTTCTGGGGTAACCGTACCACGGACACCGAAACCTACACTTTCGAGGTGTTCACCCGTACCGCGCAGATCCTGGCGGACAGTATCGCGGAGGCGCAATTTACCTCTGTTGACAGCCCGCTTACTCCGGCCAACGTGAAAGATGTGGTAAGCGGCATCCGCTCTGCTCTCAGCAAAAAAGTCACTGCCGGTCAGCTTATCGGCGCTGACTGCTGGTATGACACGCTGGACAACGGCACCACGGATTTGCGCCAGGGAAAACTGATTGTGCGCTATAGCTACAGCCCGGTCCCACCACTTGAAGATCTGACGCTATACCAGACCTTTACTGATGATTTTTACGAACCGGCGTTCGCGTCGCTCGGGGGTGAATAATGGCTATTCCTCACAAACTGCGGCTTTTTAGCTGCTTTGTTAACGGCGACAACTATCTGGGAAAAGTGACCTCTTTCACTCGCCCCAAACTGTCACGAAAGGTAGAGGACTATCGGGGCGGTGGCATGCTGGGTGCGGTCGGTGTTGATCTCGGCCTTGAGGCTGGCGCGCTGGATTCCACCATTGTATTTGGTGGTGTCATCAAAGCACTGTTTCTCGAATACGGGGCAGAAATTGACGGCACGCGGCTGCGCTTTGCGGGTGAATATTTCACAGATGGCGAAAGCCAGCTTGTCGAGGTGGAGCTGCGCGGGCGATTTACTGAACTCGACGGTGGAGACTCAAAACAGGGAGAAGACACGGAGGAAAGCTACACCTTTAAATCCACCTACTACAAATTCTCCATTGATGATCAGCCCATTATCGAAATCGATCTGCTGAATTTCATCTACAAAAAGAACGGTCAGAACATGTTCCCGGACCGCATCACCTCCGCCCTTGGTATGGGCAATTGATAACCTTTCATAGGGTGGCAAAGATGCCGCCCGGAGATTTTAAACATGGCTAAAAAAACTAAAAACCTGTTCACACTGATGCAGCCGGTAGTTCGTAAAGACAGTGAGATCGGTCAGGTGGAAATCACCGGCGCCATCAGTCAGGCCGGATCGTTGCGCGGCCTGAATCTTATCCGCGTTGCCAATATGGATGCAGACTCAATTGCCACGCTGTTGACGCGAGTCACCGCACCTGCGCTGACACAAAAAGAAATCAACGAAATGCACACTCTGGACTTTATCGGCCTGGCAGAGCTTCTGGTCCCTTTCTTGAATCCGCCGGAGCCTGGAGCGTCGAACGTGGCGGAGACGGAGAGCGAGTAATCACCGTTGCGTTTGACCAGATAGACGATCTGGTTGCTGATATTGCCGTTATTTTTAACTGGCCGCCCTCTGAAGTTTTCGGCATGGATCTTGGCGAGGTGATAGCCTGGCGCAAGCGGGCGGCGCTTCGAAGTGGTGCCAGTGATGAAGAGTCTTGATATCCGCGTTGCTTTCAGCGCTATCGACAGATTTACCCGCCCCGTTAATGCTGCCCGCCAGAGTGCGGGTGGCCTATCCGACTCCCTCAGAAAAACACAATCCACCCTGAAAGGGCTCGATAAGAGCAGTGCCACTTTTCAGCGAATGACCGCGGCCGTCGGCAAAACCGACCGTTCCATCTCACGTGCCCGTGCCCGCTTTGATGGCTTGTCAGAAGCGCAACGTAAAAACGGAACGCTGACGGAAAAACAGCAAATAGTGATGTCCCGATTGGGTGAGCGGCTTGATCGGTTGACCGCAAAACGCGTGACGGAAGTGGCCCGCCTCCGTGAGAGTGCATCAGCCCTGCGCCAGCATGGCGTCATGCTTTCCGGTAGTAGCGCCACCATCGGTAACGCGATACGCCGCACAGAACAATACAACCAATCCCTTGAACGGGAAAAACGGCAACTTGCTGCGGTCACTCAAGCTCGTAAACGTTACGAGGGTGCACAGCAGATGGCCGGGAAGTTGCGCTCTGGCGGTGCCATAGCATTAGGTACAGCAACCGCTGCCGGGTATGGCGCCGGACGCTTCCTGTCGCCTGCGGTTGGTTTTGATGAGGAAATGTCAAACGTCCAGGCGCTGACGCGACTCGATAAAAGCGATTCGCAGCTGGCCGCCTTGCGCACTCAGGCAAAAAAACTCGGTGCTGAAACCGCCTTCACCACACGTGACGCCGCCAGCGGCCAGGCCTTTCTGGCAATGGCGGGCTTCACGCCAGATGCTATCCGTGCCGCACTGCCCGGCGTACTCAATATGGCACTAGCGGGCAGTATGGAATTGGGTGAAACGGCAGACATCGGCTCAAATATTCTTTCACAGTTCGCCCTCGACGCCGGGGAAATGGACCGCGTCAGCGATGTGCTGACAGGTACATTTACCCGTACCAACACCACGCTTAGCAGCCTCGGCGAGACAATGAAAGTTGTCGGGCCGGTAGCCGCGGGACTAGGGATTAGCCTGGAAGAAGCCGCAGCGATGACCGGCACGCTGGCGCGCGTGGGTATTCGCGGTAGCGAGGCCGGTACTGCAATGCGTCGCTCCCTCTCCCGCCTGGCCTCCCCTACTACGGCAGCCAAAAAGGCACTCAAAGAGCTGGGAGTGGAAACTGCCGACGCGAGCGGAAAAATGCGACGTCCGTTCGATATTCTTCTCGATCTACAAAAGCGCGTTTCCCGCTTTGGCGAGGTGGATCAGGTTTCATTTTTCAAAGATATCGCCGGAGAAGAGGGTTTTACGAGCCTCCAGTCTTTGGTCAACGGCGCAGGTGATGGCTACCTCCAGTCACTCTATGAACAAATTGCTGAAGCACATAAAAATCAGGAGGCGTTCGCCGTCGCTAACAAGAAAAAAGACAACCTTGGCGGCGATTTGAAGGAGCTGGACAGCGCGTGGGAGGCGTTCCGCATTTCTGTGGCTGAGACAGTAGACGGCCCATTGCGAAGACTGACACAGGGGCTTAGTCGGGTTATTGGCACTATTCAAAGCTGGGTAGAAGAAAACCCCAGACTTTCACGAACGTTGTTACTCGCCGGTGGTACTGCACTGGCATTAACCGCAGTAATTGGCGGTCTGTCATTAGCTGCTGGTCTGCTGATGGGGCCGCTTGCAAAGCTCAGGCTGGGGTTTGCGCTTCTGTCCGGCGGGAGCGGAATCGGAGGTACGGTATCAGCGTTCCGCATGTTGAGTGCTGCGGGCGGTAGCTCACTGGTAAAAATTAGCGGATGGCGTGCTTTACTCAGCGGCCTGGCAGGACGCATCGGCGTATTAACCAGAATGATGGTACCCCTGCGCGGTGCGTTACTTGGCGCCTTTACCTCTCCGGGGACTGCTATCAGCGCCCTGTCAAAAAGCATTGGCGGGCTGGCATTGCGGCTAACCGGGATCCCTGCTCTCTTCGGCATTGTAAAAGGCGGTATTGCGGCACTGGGCGGCGGATTATCAATGCTCTTGAGCCCAATCGGTTTAGTGGGTGCTGCGTTTGTAGCTGCGGGAGTACTGATCTGGAAATACTGGGGACCAATTAAAGCCTTCTTTAGCGGTTTTTTTACAGGCGTCATCCAAGGGTTAGCGCCAGTTCATAACGCATTTTCCCGGCTGGCGCCCGTTTTCGGTGCCATTGGGGATGGCGTTAAAAACGTCTGGAGCTGGTTTAAAAAAGTATTAACCCCCGTCGAGGAGAGTCGCGAGGCGCTAAACAAATGCGCTAGCGCCGGGCAGACATTTGGAGAGGTCCTAGGGACCGCACTTAGCGTACTGCTTTGGCCGCTTCAGAAGTTAATGGAAGGCGTCGGCTGGTTACTGGAGAAGCTCGATCTCATCCCCGATGGCATTGAAAGAGCCAGGCTGGAAGCAGCAAGACTCAGGGCTATTCCGGTTATGTGGGAATGGGATGAAAAATCCGGGCGCATGGTTAAAAGGGAATGGCAATGGTCAGCTGAAAAGCCTGTAAGCAAAGGCAGCCCACCGCCGCCCAATGTGCTCGGGGTTAACTCTGGAACAGAGCGGCGGCTGGGCCAAATCGCGGATAACACGAAAGGCCTTTTAGATGAGGAAAAACGCAAACGTATCGGGCCGGGTGACATTGTATTTAAAAATCTCCCTCCAGCCTTTGCGGTGCGTGGTGAATGGCAGGAGTCGAGGCTTGTCCGCCAGGCTGTCAGCGCTCGCCCAGTTATTGCCGCTGGCGAACCATTGATAAAACAGACGCAGGCATGGCAACCGGTACGCAAAAATCAACGCACCTACACGAGGACCGCAGCTTCGGGTAGTAGTTTTTCCGGTGAGATTCACGTCCATCTTCACGACATTCAGAGCAGCAATCCGCGCGAACTGGCGCGACTTGTTGGCGAGGCTGTCCGCGCAGAAATGGACAAACAGCAACGCGCAGCCCGGGGTTCGTTCCGGGATAACGATTAATTTGGAGTAATAACTATGATGATGGTATTCGGGCTCTTTGTATTTGAACTCAGGACACTGCCCTATCAGCAATTGCAGCTGTCCCGTAACTGGCGGCACGTTAAAAATGATCGTGTGGGCAGGAGCGCAAAATGGCAGTACGTTGGCGCAGGTGAGAATCAGCTGACGCTGGGTGGGTTGCTGTATCCCGAAATTACTGGCGGCAACTTGTCGCTGGGTGCTGTCTCGACAATGGCCTACACCGGGCTAGCGTGGCCTCTGATCGATGGCGTCGGGTCCATTTACGGGATGTATGTCATCACGGGTTTGCAGGAGACACATCAGGAGTTTGATCGCTATGGCAAAGCGAAAAGAATTGAGTTCACGCTTTCGCTGCAAAGGGTTGATGAAGATATCAGGGAGCGTCTGCAAAGCTCCTCTGTCAGCAATCTGTTGACAACACTAAAAGAAGGTACAGATACTACATTGAATACGGCGCAGAAGAAGCTTGGCGGCTTGGTTTCCTGAGCCACACTATTGTCATTAATGAAAGAAACTCTAATAGGCTAGATTTGACATGACACATGGATTACACAGAGCCAAATCTAATCTGATAGAGCGTTCCGTTTTAGAGGCGGAAGTTGTTCATTAAAATTAATGATGCAGGGTAGGATATTTAGCGTAATAACAGCGGGCTCGAAAAAAGAGCCCGACACATTAATTTATTAAATACTAATGCGATATATTATAAGTAATTGTCTTTGCGTATCATTTTTTTTGTAAGGACATCACTTCTGATTTCCTCAATCTTTTCCAACGGACATAACCATATAACCCCTCGAATGGAGGTGATTTTTTCTTTTATTTTTGAGAAGGCTGCCCTTGCATTATTATCATTAGAGAAAATAATGCACCCATAAATTTTGGCTGACTCCACTAAATGAGCATCTTTTTTTGCTATCTCCTTTATTTTGACCTCATTTATTACCTCTTCAATCTCCTCAGATAATGAGGAAAGATTATCCTTCGTTAAGATCGCCTTTTTGCTTGAGATCATCGATGACAACCAAGTTCTTGCGATTAGCGAATTATGTTTACGCCACTCTTGAAGGAGTTTTTGGCAAAAATATACTTCATTATTCCCAGATTTAATATCCGACAATAAATCACGACTGCTCTTCGACACAAGATGTTCTGATGCCCCAGCAGATCTTGCGATATCTGCGTCTACAATATGTCTATTATCATAGTGAGCCATAAATAGATTCCTCGACAGCATCCAAATATTGTTGCTCCGCATATAGCGATATATCATCAAAGTCAGCAGGCCAATCTCCAAAAGCTCCAAACTCATCAGGAGTTTTAGTATCTATTATTGTTTCGCCTGAAATTTCATCTTGGGTGAACCAGTTTAAAGAAACTTTGCCATTTTCAATTTCCTTTCTGGCTATTTTCGTTTGGATGCCTCTAATTAATAAGGAGCTATGGGTTTCTATGATTATTTTAACTCCTCGATCCAAAGCTGATTTAATTATTTCTGCTAGTTTAAACTGAGCTTTAGGATGTAAATGTAATTCAGGTTGTTCGATATAAACATGCTGTCCTTTTTTCGCAACCAGTAACGCGACAAGGACAGGAAGCGTTTGGGATACTCCAAACCCTACATCTGCAACACTTACACAATCATCGTCTCCATTTTTTATCTTTCTTGATATATTTATTTCAATTGACGTATCGTCTGTTCTTTTTGTCTTTATCGAACTGGCAAGCCCTAAATAATTCAATTGTTTGACTAGTAGATCATGCTTATCCTTTTTCTTGGATTTACCCCACATAGATATAATGCTTGCTACATATTTTTCAAAGGATCCAGGAAATACATTTTCCGACTCAGCAATCTGATACTTTCTTTCGGGATTTCCACGTAATCCAGGAACGTGTATTATACTACGAATAAATTTTTCTAACTGATATGTAGGATCTACGCCAGCAGCAAAAAAAGATGCTTTTCTATCCGGAGACCTATATTCAGCAATAATGAAGCATTTCTTTTTTATAGTTTTCCAAATTGGTTTTATCTTTTTATTTTTTGCGTATTCATCCATAAAACCAAATTCTTTTTCTCTCCCCAACATCTCTTTAATCTCATCATGTTTCATTCTAAGGTTGAGGATTACTTCATTTTTCATTTTACTGCTGAGCATTGACGACTCTTTAGGTATAAACCCCGAGCCTTTTTTATATTCATAAATTATGCTACATGAAGATTCGTCCTCAGTGAATGCTAATGAAAATTTTCTGTCTGTATTATTGTTAACTTTGGATAATATTTGCTTAGCATCAGTTAGTTTAATATTTTCACCATTTATTATTAGAAACCCAGAGTCATATTGTTTTTCTAATGTTTGTTTCAAAATTAGAAAAGGTTGCATGAAACTCGATTTTCCCGAGCTATTCGAACCAGAAAGGATTGTTAGGCCATCGATTGTTATTTCTTTTTTTTTGTAGATCGATTTGTATTTTTCCACTGCAATTTTCATTGTTATTCCCACTTCTTCTGACATTAGTAAACTAATACCTTAAAAGTTACAATTTGTAAAGCCTCATCAAGAGTATTGTTCGTGGAAATCCCTTACTAGCATTGAATTAGCATGCAGCATCGTAAGTTATGCTTCCATTAAGTACGGGGTTCGGCTCCTTGCACGAAGCAGACTGTCTAATTTGATTGTACGCTAAAGACTCAAACTGGCAGATCAGTTTGAGCCAAAATACATACTCGATACCAGCAAACACGGTCATTACTGACCGTGTTTTTTATGCCATTCGTTTCCACAGGCAGAGAGTGACGTATTCGTTAGTCACATCGAGCGCATCGTTTGCGGTTTCTCGTTCGCCCGCTGCGTCGATATAAGTTCCTGCCGTCATATTGAGCGGTCCGCTCTTCTGGTTGTCCGTGCCATGTGTCGTGGTCGGATCCCAGGTCTCGCCGGGTGATCTGTCACCCGATTTGTGCCAGTGCGGCGGGAGGTTGCTGGCTGCGATTTTTACCTTATTGCTGCCGCCGGTCGCACCGTGCCCGGTACCAATGCGCACCACCCTGCCCGCAAAGGTATCGCTTAACCCCTCCCACGTCTGCCACGGGAAACGCTCAGCCGGGCTTTTTTCACTAGGAATAATGATCCCAGGATAAAGAATGGCGTCAACGATACCCTTAAATCCCTCGCCGTAACTGTCTAGCCCCAGATTTTCCCTTGCTTCCGCGGTATCGGTTAAATCTGAGAGGTTACTTTCTTTTTTCAGTGCGCCGGTAATGCGTGAATCATCCCCCGCCGCCACCGTTCCCTCCGTGGTGCCCACGTCCCGCGTGGCTGAACTCCCCAGCTCCAGATTATCCCGGGCCTCTTCTATATCGTTTAAATCAGCAAGGTTTTGTGTTCGCCGCAGATAGCGTTTATCACCCGTTTCCTGCGTGAGTGTGGCGAGCGCCGGATCGATAACAAGCTGCACGCTTGAGGTATGTGTCAACGTCAACACTAGCGTCAGAATGATCTCTTTGATAATGGAATCGGATTGCGCCGGGAGGTATGTCGCCGGGTATGCGCCGTAAGCGATGAGCGTACCCTTAGCGCTGACCAGTCCCGCCTCTCTGAGCGTCTTACCCGGATAATCCTTGCAATTGATAACAATCTGACCGCTGATAAACCCCTCATAGCTTGAATCAGAGTCAAAGGTTTCACGGCCAAACTGACCAAAAAGCGCGGTCACCGCAGCCAGGTCATCGGGATCGGTCGGCAATGTCACGCCGCCACCATCGCCGATCAGTACGGCGGTAATATCCACAACCTCCCCCGCCTGATACGCGGCCTCGATTTCAGCGGCGCCCGCCGTCGTTAGTGTCAATCCTGTTGCCATAGTGTTTCCTCTGCTTCAATGCCATACACGCTGGCAAGACGATCATAAAAATCATCACTGACAGTTTTGCTGTCAGCATCAATATCGCCTTCATCAAGATAAATCACGCCAGCGATCTGAAGCCGGTTCAGGTGTTCCAGGAAAAACGCATCGGTCTGACAAAAGTCGATCAGGCTTTTTAATTGATTGAATGTTTTCATGATTTATTCGTTATCCAATTGCCAGGTAAATCGTCGTAATCGTCCAGGCCCACGCAGGCATAAAACGCGTAATAGTGCGCGGTGACGTTCGGCACCTTGTCCATAAATACCAGGCCTTTACCGGCCAGTAATGCGCAGCTCCTGAATATTGCCGTTGTGGTGACAATCTCCGGGTAACTCGCAAGATTAAATATCGTGTTAACGTCGCTACGTAATGACGCGCAGCCGTCAAACAGATAACCCACCGTCGTTACCGCCGTGGTGTTAAGTAATCCCGCCCCGACGACTTCCAGCGCACTGCATTCCGAAAAGACATTCGTGAATACCGTGGCACTTATGCTGGCGGCAAAAAGACCGGCTGGCACTAAGCGCAGGTTTTCACAGCCCCTGAAAGTCTGGCCGTAAGAGGTCACCAGCGGGTTGCCGCTGAACAGGTTTTCCGGTATTTCCTCCACGCCGGTATTCTGGAACGTGGCGCCAAACGAGGTAATAAGCGAGCAGGACGCGAACAGCGTCGGCGGAATATTTACCAGTGAGGTGCAACCGTAGAACGTCGATCCGGCACCGGACAGCAGAATGTTGTTTTTCAGCAAATCGCCGGGCAATACCGCCAGTGAGGTACAACCCGAGAATGTCAGCGTTAACGAAGTGAGATTGATGCAACGATCAAGCAGGCCGGACGGTAGCGCGATCAGTGCGCTGCAATCACGGAATGTCGATCCCATACCTTTCAGAGATACCATGTCACTAAACAGTTCTTTTGGCAGTCCAGTCAACGCGGAGCACTTGTCGAACAAGAAATCGACGGCTGTCACTTTGGCGCAACCGGCAAACATATCTCCCGCGAGAGAAACCAGAGAGCGGCAACCTGAAAACGTATAGCCCAGGCTGGTTAACGCGCTACATCCCCGAAATGCGCCGTCCCCCGCAGAAACCAGCGAAGTACAGTTTACAAAAGCGTATGTGAATGTCGTTACCAGCGCTTTCTCAGCAAAAGCATCATCATCAATTTTCGTGAGCGATCCACAGTTAGCAAAAGCGTATGAGAAAGTGGTGACTTTCGCGCAGTCAGTAAAAGACGGGAGCGCCGTCAGGCTGCTGCACCCATAAAACGTACTGGCAAAGGTCGTCACCTCTACGCAGCCGCTGAAAATATCTTTCGCTACAGTTTCAAGAGAGCGGCAGCTGTAAAATGCAGAGGCGAATGTCTGCGCCTGGCTGCACCCGGCAAATAAACCCGCGCCGACCGTTTTCAGCGAACTGCAACCAGAAAAGACTGTCCCGAAATAGGTGACTTTCGACAGACCTGCAAACAGACCGGCAGGAACAGAAAGAAGCTGCGAACAGCCAGTGAATGCACCGCCAAAATGATTCGCTTCAGAACATGTTTTAAACAGGTTGGCGGGAATTGCCGTCAGTGCCGTGCAATTCTGGAATACGCCGGTGAATGCGCCGCCCGGAACATCCGCAAACATATCAGCAGGCAAGACAAGAAGATTTTTACACGCCCTGAAGCTATAAGAGAATGTCCCTGCTGAACCGCATCCTGTAAATATTCCCGTGCCGATATTTGCAAGCATTGAGCAACCATCAAACGCGTAACTGAAATTCACCGCAGATACACAGCTGTGGAACAGATTATTGCCGATACTGATCAGGCCGGTGCAGCCTGCAAATACCGATGAGAAGTCGATCGCATCAGGCTGGTTTGCAAATAGCCCCGATGGAACCTCAGTAAGCGATGTACACCCTCTGAATGCGTCTGAAAAATCCTCTATCTTCATGCGAGCAAACAACGATGCCGGGATACCTGTAAGCGACGAGCAGTTGGTAAAAATATTTTTGCAGTTATTCACGTTTGGCAAATCGTCAAATACTCCGGGACGAATAGCCATTAATCCGCTGGTATCCAAAGCGAACCCTGAAAGATGACCTCTTTCCCCTGTAACACTAATCAATTCCACAACAGGGTTCAGTTTCGAAGAATAGTTAGATAAGCGGCTGCGCAGACAGGCGGTTTCCGTGTTCTTAACTGTGATGGTGTATTCCTTTCCCTGTACTAATTCACGTGTAGGAATAACCCAACCTGAAGCTTCACTGGCGGGATCGAAACGGTAGTCCCGGCTGTCAATGCCGTCGCCATAGTCAACCGTGAAACCCTCGTCCATATGAGCAAAGAATATTGGCCTGGTTGCACTGTCGATGCGGGTAATGAACTTCATTACCGCGACCACTTTTATGCTGATCACCGCACTGACGCCATTAGTCGTCGTAACGGTGACCGAACAGGTACCTCGCTTCATGCCCGTAACCAGAATAGCGCCGTTGACAATTCGGGCAGTCGCGATTGTTTTATCCGACGTGGTTACCGTAAAGGTTTTATCTTCCGCGTATTCAGGGAGGATGGTCACCGTGACCGTTTCCGCGTCACCAGGGGCCAGATTCAGCTCGTAGCGGGATAAAATCACCTGCAACGGGACAAAGCGCGGCGTGATTTTCTCCGTGGCGTACATGTAACCGGCCGCATATGAGGTTCCCTGAAGTCGGCCAAATACATGAACGGAAAACCAGCTGCGCAGGTTCCTGGCGCGCAGCACCGCCAGTTTCAGATCCTGCTGGTCGTATTCCGTCACCGGCAAATCGTTCTGATAAACGTTCAGGCGAAAGGTATACGGATCCCCTTTCGGATTCTGATTGAACCATTCAACAATATCCGTCCCAAAAGGACTGTCCACTAGGGCATGACGGACGGCGGCGACCGTCCCGCGATGGCGGTGGATATAGTGGGCGCGCTTAATCGCATCGCGTTTCTTTTGTTCTGACCAGTTAATATTCCAGGTATCAACCTGGTATTCCCACGCCAACCACGGCAGAAGCGCCAGCGGGCAGCTGTCAGGATCCTTCACCCAACGGATCAGATATACCGGCAACCTCTCCAGTGCGGCGGCGCTGGCCCTGTCGATGGCCCGCTCCACGGCGGTTGCGTTGGGTGGCAGAATGCTGGCGGGATAATTAGCGGTCATAGTCCATCACCACAAGATTGATTTTCACAGAGGTGCAATGAGGCGCTTCGCCCATCGTCGCAACGACGTCGGCGGCCGGTGAATGCAAATCGACGGTGACAACGCCGTCCTGATGCAAAGCCCCGTCTATGCCCGACCGTGCAGCGGTGGCGTTGATAAGATGCACTGAGGCGGTGTATTCGTTCAGTGCTGCGGTGGCTTTTTCCAGCACCGTGGCGGTGTCCACGCCGTAAGGGACGTAAATGTCAGCAACCACCTGATAATTCACTATCACAGCGGAACGGACGTAATCAGCCACATAATCCGTAATCGGGCGCACGTCTTCCGGGGTTACCGCCGCCAGGACTTTATCGAGCAGCGCCTGCGGGGCGGATCCATCCCCGGTGCGTGACAGCACGTAGAGGAAAACGCGGCCTTCCTGATTATGAGTTTCAGGACCATAGGCGCGCACGTCGAGCACATCCGCATCTGCGCCTCGCGCAAAATAGTGATAGGCATTACGGGCGCCCGCCGTGCTCAGGCGCGCCCATGAGAGCAGCGTGCGGGCGCGCAGCTCTTCGTCGCTTTCGTATACGGCGTCCGCCTCGTCGGTGGCTTCAGTAATCAGCAGACGTTCAGTGTCAAAATTACCCGAGACCTGATCGAGATCCGCCCCCAAGGCGCTGGAAAGCAGCACTGCGCGCACGGCTTCATTGATGCGTTGCAGCAGATGGATCTCGCGATAGGTGAAGGCCTGAGCCAGTGCCGCCATCGGTTCAGATTCCAGCAACAGCGCAGCAGACACAGAAGCCTGAAGTTCCGCTGGCATGGCCGCCACGATAAGCGCCCGGATATCAGCCAGCACCGTTTCAAAATCGGGCACCTCGACGATATCAGGCTGCGGGATCTGAGATAAATCGACGGACGTTTGCACACTAGCTCCTTAACCTGATGGTGTTGCTGGTTTCTGTCATGGTTTCCGTGATGGTCCCGCTCAGCTCGGCGGTCACTGCGCCTGTTTCTGAAAACACCACGTTGACGGTGGTCAGGCTGATCCGCGGCTCCCACTGCGCCAGCGCGATAGCGGCGGCGCCCATCAGCTGCATGCGGGTGACGGCGTTCTGCGGCGCATCGAGCAAATCAGGAATCGCGCTGCCAAACTCCCGGCGCATCACACGCGAGCCTGTTGGCGTGGTGAGGATTTTTGTCACGGACTGCCAGAGCTGATCGTGATCGGTCAGCGCGCCGGTGCCTTCCGGGTTCATCCCGGTGTAACTGGCTGTCATCGCGTGCCCTCCGTCCAGCTTCCGCCGGTCTGAACCCTGCCATGACCGTGGCTGTCAACTTGGACACCGTTGGACGTTAACGCACCGTTGCTGTGAGTCACATCACCGGCCATCGTGCCGCCGTGGGTCAGTTCGAAAGTGCGTGTTTTGAGGTGGTTTGTGCATTCCACCTCCGGTGTGTCCAGCGTGACGCGGGTCTCTGCCTGGATATGCGCGGTTTTAATACCGGTCACGGACAGTGCTCCGGCATCGGCGGCGTCGTAATGCAGGCGCGCGCCATCCGGTGCGGTGATGCTGATTTCCAGCAGGTTGCTGCCCGTTGGCTGATTATCTGCGCTGTATGCAGAGCCAATCACAAACGCGTTTTCAGGGTTGCCGCCCGGACAACCGATCCAGACCTGCTCCCCTATCGAGGGCGGCAGCCAGATGCTGAATGCCCCTGCGCGGGTGACGTTCCAGCGGATCCAGGTGGTCAGCAATCTGCCGGAGCGAACGCGCACCGCTTTCTTGTCGGCGCTGATTTGTTCCACGACGCCCAGGCGCAGAATGTTTTCCAGCAGGCGCAACAGCTCAGCATTCATGACGCACCGCCCAGACTGCTGATAACGGCGTTTTCCGTAGCGCTCAGGTCTGCCGGAGTTATGCCCAGTAGTTCACGCGCCGGGTACTGCGCGTAAGCGCCCGGACCAACCTCGTCTTTGAGGCCGTACTGGTGAATACGGGCAATGCGCGCAGCGATGCCGTCAAATCCTACGGTGACGCCGCCCGCGTCCGGCCTGAGCTTCATAAAACGCAGGGTGCGCAGGCGGGTAAACATCGGTGCTTTTTTTGTCTCTGAATGCGTAGCTGATTGCGTTTTGATTTCCAGATACCGCTCGATATCGGCCCGGTAGAAGGTGCGGATATCCCGGCGCTTCTCGTCATAACCCGTGATTGTCCGGCCATATTTACCGCGCCCGCCGCGCCAGTTTTTCAGCGCCCGCACCTCGTTATTCCAGAAGAACTTGATCCCCTGCTGGGTGCGGTAAACCTTACGGCGGCGCACGGCATAGCCGCTGCCGTCCGGGTTTTTCTGTGACGCGATGCGACGCTGCTGACTACGGCGCACTGCCAGGCCAATTTTGCGCGCGGTACGGGTGCGCCCCGCCGGGCTGACGCCGTCGAGAATGTCCTGAAAGACCTGATCCAGCTCTCTGAACATGCGATCGCTCACGTTCCGGCCTCCTGAAGCATGCCTTCAAATACCAGCCCCCAGCCTGCGGCGTGGGGTGCCAGCACGCGCGGGCGCGGCTCTGGCAAATGCTCGGCATACGGCACACCGTTTTCATCCAGTTGTACCAGTACCCGCTGACGCACCGGCAACTCAAACATCAGATCGGCGGTGTCATCGTTGTTAATCAGTGTGGTGAATTTAATCTGCTGGTTTTTATCGGGGTTCAGCAGCAGATCGGGCTGATTAAACCAGAGCCAGGCCATCAGCGGCAGAGTGAAGTCGTCAATGCTCCCTGCGTAGTTCATGACGAACAGCACCAGAGAATAGCGATACATGAACGACGGCGTTTCACCGGTAGTTTCAATGCCACCCTCTTCAACAAACACCGTCCAGGCTTCCGGGTTCGCCCGGCACCAGGTATTTGCTTTCTCTATGGCGGCGCGGAGTGTGTTTATCTTCAGCATTTATGGCTCCTTTCGGGTGTTCTGGCGCAGACTGTCCCACTGGCGGATCGCCGCTTTGTCAGCATTGCAGGCATCAAGCGCATCCATCAGCCTGTCGCTGAATATCGCCACCGCGCCCCAAGTCACTGGCTTATCCAGCGCCGGGCGTGGCGTCTCTTCGGTCAGGCTCTCCGGGACGGGTTCACGGACCAGTTGAATGATCGGCGCGGGCGGTGCGTTTTTGCAGGCTGCGGCTGACAGCGTCAGGCACAGGAGTAACAGCGCACGTGTCACCATTGAACGCGGTCTGCATTGCTTCACGTCGTCGCTCCCCTTCTGCATTACGCTGTTGCTCACGGACTTTTACCTCTGCCAGTAACTTATGGGTTTGTATGGCGGTCGCCTTCACTTCCTGAATAACCTGGTCGTAACCGGTCGCCGTTTCGGTCAGCAACTTGTTGCGGGTCCTGGCCTCGCTCAGCTGGTCGGTCTGCCACCAGACAGCAGCCAGAAGGACAAGCATCACAATCACACTGCCCGCCCTCATGACGGCGTACTCAGGCCCAGCAGGCACCAGGCTTTAAAATCATTGCGCCGGTTAACCAGGCCGGCGGAGCGCTTACCGCCCACATTGACGAAATCAGTCAGCCTGTTGCACATCTGCGGCCATTGTCTGGCCTGGGCATGCTTCCAGATCGTGGTCCTCTGCTTGCGTCCGTTTTTATCGGTGAACCACATCAGCCCGGTGCAGCCCAGATTCAGGGCGGCATCAGTCATGGCCTCAAAGGTGAGCTGAGGCATGTCGGCGCCGTGAAAATTGTTATTAATACAGTTTTCTGCCCGTTGCAGATCATTGATCCAGCGTCGCGCTATTTCCTGGTTGCTGTATTCGCGGTTTTCTACGCCGCCCGTGGAGCCGATACCAATGGTCAGAGCACCCGCCGTGCAGTAATAAGGCGTGCTGCGGCAGTCTTCCCAACCTGCAATTTTCTGCTGCCCTTCTTTCGACGTTCTGACGCTCCCGGGCGCCAGCGAAATGCCCAGAGCCACAATCACCGCAATCGAACATTTTTTGATGATGTTCTTCATGCAGGTTTGTCTCCGTGCAGTTGCTCCAGCAACTGCCGCTCGCGGTCCGACAGATTGCGAGTTTCCGCCTGGCGGAGAATCTGCTCGATCAAATCGTTACGGCGCTGGCTGGCCTGCTCAATGCGGCGGCGGTGAATCGCCAGCCGGACGGCGGAAGCAATCCCCAGAAGAAGTCCAGCCAGCGCCAGCTTTTCGCTGACGGTCATCACGCCCACGCCGGTCACCAGGGCGGATGTTGCAAACGCAAAATATTCGTTAATACGATCCAGAGTCATTCCCATAACTGGACGGTTACCCGTTCCACCTCGCTGGTTATCACGGGCATTTCGATCTCCTGCCCGGCATTCAAAAATATCTGGTTGCTCAGTCCCGGATTGGCTTCGAGCACCTTCTCCGTGACACCTGCGGTTTTGCCGTAATGACGCCAGCAGAGCTGATCAACCGTGTCGTTTTGCAACGCCCTGACTTTCATCAGAACAGCTCCGCATAGATACGGGCTTCTTCCCGAATGTCAGCGATACTCCAGCGTCCGTCCCGCCAGAGATCATCTATTTGCCTGTCCAGGGCTTCGGCGTCTTTGTCACCTTTTGGCGTGGTGCCAACATCCCTGTAACCCTCCAGAACACTGGCGCGCGTGAAGGAGTAGACCGCACGCCGGAAGCGGTAAACTTTTGCGCTTTCGCCGTTAATCTGCTCGACAGGTTCACCGACAGAAGTCAGCAGCACAGAGGCCAGAGATTCCGCACCTTCCGCTTCCCTTTGCTTGCGCCAGTCCTTCAATTGATCCGCGACATGCAGCGCGGCCTCCGTTGCCATATGCATTAATCGGGATGTTGTAATGTCACCGGCGATGCGGGCAGCCAGGCGCAGATCGTGGAGTTTTACCGTCGGCCAGAAAGTGCCGATGGCAATCTGTGCGCCGCCGTCGTCCACGTCTGTCACATCACTTTCAGCAGGTCTGACGGGGCGCTGTGCGATAAAACTCATCGTCGTTTCTCCGGTAGGTCAGGCGGTGGGCGTCCGGTAAAAAGACCGCATTACGGGCAGATCGCCGGGCGCGCCGCCTGTGGCGCGGGGCCAGTTCATTACGCTCAGGCGTTTACTTTGTGGCGGTTTTCGTTGTCTTTTTTGCCGCCGTTTTGCGGGTGGCTTTTTGAGTGCCGGCCGCCGTTTTCGTCTGCTTGCGCGTTCGTGTTGCTTTTTCTGTTGCGGGTGTTTCGGTTGCTGCTGTATCGCTGGATGAAGCCTCATCTTCCGCATCACCACTTGCCGCGCTGGTCTGCGGCGCCTTTTTCAAAGCGCTGACCAGAGAAGCGATCTCCCGTTTCACACCGGCACCCGGGTTCAGGCTCATGGCTTCCCGGAAGAGTTTCAGCGCTTCGCCTTTGGTTTCCGCGTCTTCCGTGTCGCGACGGCAAAACGCCCTCACCTTGCACAGCTTCGCGCGGACCTCATCCGGCATATCACTGTCAGCCACAATTTCGGCCAGCTCGTCCAGCATGGGGATATAGCCTGACAAATCGGCTCCGGCGTCCGTGGTGGCGAGGTTCAGAATGGGATTGCAGATTTCCTCGGCCAGTACCGTGGGTGCCGGGCGGCGATAGTTGTCATCCGGCATGCTCAGGCCATGCTTAACGACATAGCGCCCGATACGCAGCGCCAGCGCATAGTCGGAGCAGTCCACCGCCCACACCATCAGCGTGGTGATGACCGGATCCGCGCGCCCGCTGTCGCCCTCGATCGTGCCGTCAATCCATCCCTGAAACTCAGGAAGGATGCTGGCCTTTACAGCGGCCTTCGCCTGGCGGGACTGGATTTGGCTTAGCGAAGATTTATGCATATGCAGGCGAAAGAGGATCTGCTCATGCGCGGTGCGCGTCTCCGCGTCACGCTCATCACTGATGCCCCGCCTCTCTGCCATGACCTTCTGAAAGTGTCTTTGTGCCGGTGTCAGCATGGGTTCATTCTCCTGGGCGGGCTTGCTGCCCGCCATGTGATGGGGATTATCAGGCGAATGTCACGCCGTCGATCATGGCAATCATGCCGTACTCTTCAATGACATAGTCATCATTGCTGGACTGGTAAGTCGCCACGCGGTTGTATTGCGGCTCTTCCCGGATAGAGCGACGCAGGGAGCCTTTCTGGTAGTACACAGAGAGGTTTTTCAGGTTGGTGATGAGCACGACATCTTCAGGAATGCCCGGGACAAAGACCGTCGGCAGGCCGCCGATCTTTTCCTGGCTGACAATGAGCTGCGCGGCCAGTAGTTCGGTATTCGGATTGGTCTGGCTGAGCGCGTTCACTTTCGGCAGGTTCACTTTCAGCAGCAGATCGGACGAGAGCACAGTCACCAGACCGGGAGCGCGGCGGAACCAGGGATCCATAAGGCTGTGGCGTGCATCGAGCACGGCGGCATCAATATTGCCGTAGGTGCCTGACGCAATTACCGCGTTATTCTCATCACGGGAAGTCAGCGTGATACCTGGCATAATGCGCTGCGGCGCCTCATTGCGGATCTTTTGCAGCCAGCCAACGCCGCAATCCTGCAATAACGGATAGGTCTTGCGGTCGGAGTTTTCAGAGTAATGCGTGCCATTAAAGCCAATCATCTGGCGATCCAGCCCCAGCTGACGGGCCATCGCATTACTGATTAATGACTGAAATTCAGGGTGACCGGCCCACGCGTCCAGCTCCGCATACGAAAGCGCATAGTCATAGTTGGTTTTGCGGCAGTGGTAGTTCTGCGGCTCTTTGTTATGGTTCGGTGCAGGGTTACGGCGGTTGGTGCCGTCCGAGCTGTTATTGGTGCTCGCCATCGGTCCCTTACTGCCAATTTTTACTTTCTGCCCTTCCTGCTCTTTAACCCCAAAGTGGTTAACCAGCTTCATGAAGTCATCCGACTCCATGGCGGCCTGTTCCAGTTTTTGCTGGATAGTCGGATCGACGCTGAAACGATTGGCAACGGCTGAGGGTGAGACACCGTTCAGATGTGCCTGGCGCACAATGTACTTATCAAATAGTTCGCGGGTCTGGTTTTCCATGGTTACCTCTTAGAAGTCTGCAAGCTGCGCGCTGCTGTTGCCGGTTGCCGCCGGTCGTGCGCTGTAATTTTCTGCGGGCTGGAGCTGAAGCTGACCGCGCAGCTCGTTAAGTTCGCTGGTCAGTTGCTGAATGGTGGCTTTATCCTGTTGGCGGTCCTGTTCCAGGGCACTGAACCGGTCAATCTGGTCTGCCTGAGATTGAGCAACGGCTTCAACAACCTGATGCAACTGACTGAACCGCTGATCGTCGGTTTTCTGGCCTTTACCAAGGATGCCCATCACGCGGTTGAACCAGTTGACGCCCTCCTCGCTGCGATGAGCGGCCAGTTCGATCACTTCAGCTTCAAGCGCATCAGAGAACAGCGGCGCCTCGATCTGCTGGTTATTGAAGGCCATCACCTGCGCGCGCTGCTGCGCGGCAAATTTAAGGCGCTCAGTCCCCAGACTTGCCGGGGTGTCCGTCATCGCCAGGCCGACCACATACGCCTTACCGTTAAGGGCAAACTGCGGATGCAGCTCAATACTGGAATAGATTTTTTTTCCTTCATCGGTGAGCTGCTTCATTCGTGCCGAAGCGTCGATCTCGGCATAGAGCGCCGTACGACCGGCCAGCGGCCCTTCGGTGATATCCTCCGCGCTTAAAGCAACAACATCCCCCATGGCGCCAAAATTGCTGTCAGGAAGTATGGAGAGATAGTGCTCCACGTTCACGCGGGCGCCGTAAACGGCCGGGTTGTAGCTCGCCGCCGCATCGCGGAGGTGCTGCGGCTGGATCTCGCGCCCGTCAACGGTGGCGCCGGAAACCGCAACGCGAAACTTTTTGCGGGCGGGTTTAGTCGTGCTGGCCATGTCGTTTTATCCTGTTGATTTATGTCAGTCGCTGCATCATCGCAGAGCCTGAAAGCCCGGCGCCACGCGGTTTTGTTGTCGGAGAACGGCCAGACTTGAAAGCCCGAGCCGCGGGGATCGCGCGCAGGTAATCTCCCTGCTCAAAAGGGGGAAGTGATGATTCAGGATGCGTTTATTCGATTAAGGGCAAAACAGCTCTACTGGCAGGGTTACCCGCCCGCCGAAATTTCGCGACTCATGGGCATCAACTCAAACACGGTTTATTCGTGGAAAAAGCGCGACGCATGGGATGACACAACGCCCATCAAACGGGTGACGCAATCCATTGACACCCGTCTCTGCCAGCTGAGCGCGAAAGACAATAAAACCAGTGGCGATTTCAAAGAGATTGACCTGTTAACCCGGCAGTTGAAAAAGCTAGATACCGGGCAGGCTTCCACTATCACCGGCGTAAAAAAAACCAGTCGTCGCAAGAAGAAAAATCACTTCTCCGAGGAGCAGATCGAGGCGTTGCGCTTAAAAATTCTCGACTCTCTCGCATGGCACCAGCGCGGCTGGTACGAACAACGAGATCAGCGTAACCGGATGATCCTCAAATCGCGGCAGATCGGAGCAACCTGGTACTTTGCCCGCGAGGCATTACTGGGCGCACTGAGAACGGACGTTAAGCACGACTATCAGCGCAACCAAATTTTTCTGTCGGCGTCCCGCAAGCAGGCGCTCCAGTTCCGCAACTTCATCCGTAAAGCGGCTGAAGAGGTGGACGTCGAACTTAAAGGCGGTGAGCAAATCACGTTGTCAAACGGCGCGGAGCTGCATTTTCTCGGGACGTCGGCGGCGACGGCGCAGTCGTACACCGGCCACCTGCGATTTGATGAGTTTTTCTGGACAGGAAACTTTATCAACCTGCGCAAAGTTGCCGGCGCCATGGCAACGCTCAAAGGCTTAACACGCACGTACTTCTCCACGCCATCCAGCGAAAGCCATGAAGCCTATCAGTTCTGGACTGGCGATCGATGGAATGCGAAACGGCCTAAAGCGCAGCGCGTTGACTTTGACGTTTCATGGAAGAAAACCCATAGCGGCGTGCTTTACCCGGATAAAACGTGGCGGCAGATCGTCACTATTCAGGACGCTATCAACAACGGCTGGGACTACACCGACATTGATGAAATCAGGGACGAAAACAGCCCCGATGAATTTGAAAACCTGTACATGTGCGAGTTCGTCAAAGACGGCGAAAGCGCGTTCAATCTTAGCCAGTTACTGGGGTGCGGCGCTGACGGGTATGACGACTGGCCCGACTGGAAACCGTTCGCCAGTCGCCCTATGGGCCAACGTGAGGTGTGGCTGGGCTACGACGCCAACGGCGGCAGCGGCAATGGTGATGCCGGTGCTCTGTCCGTAACTGTCCCTCCCCTTGTGGCTGGCGGCCGGTTTCGCACGGTTGAATTGAAGCAACTGCGGGGGCTGGAGTTTGAGCAGCAGGCGGCGGTCATCAAAGAGGCTGCCGAGCGCTACAACGTCACTCACATCGCCATCGACGGACAAGGCGTCGGGGAGGCGGTCTGGCAGATTGTTAAAAATTGGTTCCCGGCGGCTATTTGCTACCAGATGAGCCTCTCTTCCAAGCGCGCCCTTGTCCTCAAAATGTTGCAGGTCATCCGCGCCGGCCGCTGGGAATATGACCGCAGCGAGCAGGGCCTGGTCAGAGCCTTTAACGCTGTTCGCAAAGTTGTTACGCCCGGCGGTTTCATCACTTACGAAACTGACCGATCGCGCGGCGTAAGCCATGGTGATATGGCGTGGGCAACCATGCTTTCGATTATTAATGAACCGTTGGGCCAGGAAAGTGGCGGCGGTGGTTTCGCAATGGGATGGTAACTGTGAAAAAGAAATACGGTAAAAAGCCGATAGCCAGCACAGCCGGTTCTGACATTGCGGAGTCACTGAAGGCCGATCCCGCGTTGACAGCGTTCAGCTTTGATGGCCCTTATCCCGTGCGTGATATGGCCGATTTGCTGGACAATCTCTATTGCCTGGACAACGGGCGATACTATGAGACGCCAGTGGATTTTTACGGGCTGGCTAAAGCTCCACGTCAGAGCGCCTGGCATGAGTCGGCGTTGTATTTCAAACGAAATGTGCTCACCGGCTGCTTTATCCCGCACAAGCTGCTCAATCGCCAGACCTTTTCCGCGTTTGCGCTGGACTGGTTCACGTTTGGCAATGCCTATCTCGAATTGCCGCGTAATCGCCTGGGCGGCCCGCTACCCTTCAAACACTCTCTGGCGAAGTACACCCGGCGTGGGAGCACAGATCTCGATCAATACTGGTTTATCCGGCGCTGGAAAGAAGAGCACACGTTCAAATCAGGAACGGTTTGTCACGTTCTGAACCCTGATATTAATCAGGAGGTCTACGGTATGCCGGAATATATGGCAGCACTGCTGGCCGCCAGCCTGGCCCACTCCGCTGACATGTTCCGTAAGTTGTACTACGACAACGGATCGCATGCTGGATGTATTGTCTATATTGGCGCTGGACAGGTTGATGATAAAAGCATGAAGGCAGTCAAAGAGACGTTGACCGGTGCGCGTGGGAAAGGCGCATTTAAAAACCTGCTGCTGCATGCGCCAGGCGGCGGCAAAGACGGCGTGCAAATCCTCCCCTTCCAGCAGATCACGGCGAAAGATGAGTTTATCAACATTAAGAACGCCACCCGGGACGACATACTCGCAGCGCACCGTATCCCGCCGCAGCTGATGGGCGCCATGCCAGAGGGAAACGGATCATTTGGGGATATCGAGAAAGCCGCCCGGGTCTACGCTATCAACGAGCTGACGCCCGTAATGGAGGCGCTGAAGGTGGTGAACGAGTGGATCGGAGAAGAAGTGATCCGCTTTAACCCTTACGCGTTGCTTACCCCTGAGAAATAACCGCCAGAAAATTCAGTTTCTTTAAACAATATCAGCCATTTATAACAGGCCAGTGTTTTCGCTGGCCTCATCTTTTCTACTGAAAAAAATCCCGCATCAGCGCCCCTCTGCGCGTCGCTGCTTTTTCCCTGCACAAGGCATGCCTCCAACCAAAACGACCGCTCACCGTGACGCAGAAACCGTGAAATTGCGTATTCTGCCGCCTTCCCTGCCCTGACCCATTTGCGGGGGCTTGCCCCCCGTCACCTGCGCGCAACGAACCGGTCTTTTTTCGTGCATTCAAGACAACGCTTAATGCAAGATATGTTATGTGATTAAAAAGGATAATGTTTTTATAAAAACTGTGCGTAATTGTGCAAACTTATGCGGTGTTCCCCCTAATGCTAATGATTACATTTTAAGTTCGAAATATTATTTCCTAGACAGATGCCAGTCCCGATTAAAATTTGGCATCTGTCTTTTTAGAACTTTAGAATTACATTCATTTAAAAAATCAAGTAACCACCTTAAATTTGCAATGTGTTCTTAAAAACTCATAAACTGGATTAAGCATATTGTATAATGAAGTCCTATTATCATACCTAGAATTAATCCTATGAGATCTGAAATTAGCAGTTGATATTATAACTTTTTCTTTTGCTCTGGACAAAGCCACATATAATGCACAATCATTCTCAAACTTCTGGGAATGATAAGTCCAAAAGGCCTGGTCTTCCAATCCGAGCAAAATAACAACTTTATATTCCAGCCCCTTGCATTTATGAATATTCATAACTTGAACAGAATTGTCAGCCCCGAAGAGTTGCACCGCATCATTTAGTGACCCTGTTGAAGATATTGTGTATCGCAAATGTTGCTCCAAGCCGTTCCAGACCTTTACCCAATAACCAGCCGACTTATACTGCCCCCATCGACCCTTTATTCGATCAATGCAAAAAAACTCAACCGTTTCTTTTATACATGTTAACAGTGAATCAGCATTAGGCTGATTACCTAATTCTGCACGATGCCTAGCAATTTCATTTGACAAACTTTTGATTAACAATTCCTCTTTTGCGTCTCCGGAAGAAATTCTGTACATACCCAAATACAACTGACAAAGATCTGTATAACCAGATAAAGATCGAGATGTGTATAATTTAAAACATGCCGAGAATAGTTCACCCAAGGGTTCTTTCAAAAGATCTTGTAATTCTGACATCTCAAGATTTCTAATATTTTTTTTCGTAAGACTATGCCTAAGCTGCTCTGTATACTTCTCTGATTGCTGTTTAGTTAACACACAAATTTCATTCTCAGAAATTCCAGACCCAATTAATCCTTTAATTATATCAGATAGATCTTCAGCCTCTGAAATCTCATCATTGTAAAAATGGATTGTACAATTATTTATATCTTTTGCTATTGGCGAAAAATTCGTATCATTTTGAACATAGTGAATAAAACATCTAAGAACCTCTTGAATCTCATCGCTTGCTCTAAAATTTTTCACCAGTAATTTTTTTGTGGCATTAAAATCTTTAATATAATCATCAAAAACAGTTCTTTTAGCACCAGCCCATAACATAATACTCTGATTAATATCACCAACACTTAGTAAAGAATTTCCTTTATTTTTAAATAATAATTTAATTAGCTCATACTGATCAGTACGTGTATCTTGAAACTCATCAATAAAAACATGTGAATATGTCATTGAAAACAAATCAGAAATATCTTCTCTTTCTTTAAAAATAACCAAAGCCAAATATCTAATCAAATCAAAAGAGACTTTATCCCTGCCATTACTTTCTTTATTGTCAAAAACCAAATCATAACTATTTGAAGGCCTTTTACTGTCGGGTAAAACATCTTTGAATCGGTCTACAATACTTTTACAAAAGGCGTCAAATGTATATGAGTCAAAACGTTCCCCTTTTGAGCCACATCGACTCATTACGCGCTCTTTAATATTTTCTTGAGCCTCTTTTTTATATGAAAGACAGAGTATTTTTTTGGGCCACATGCATTTCCCAGTTTGCAATAAATAATCTGCTTTCTGTGCTAACAGTTCCGTTTTACCCGCACCAGCACCCGCCAAAACAGAGATGTGCCCATCACAAAGAATAATCTCCATCAATTCATCTGTCGCTTCAATACCAGCTGAAGGTTGCCATTCCGTCATCATTCTATGACCTCCTTCAATAGCTTAATAGTTTTCTTAGCCACTTTAATTAATTCGGGTGGTAACTTGTCACGAATTTCATCAGGAGAATATAACTCTTCAATTTTTGTAAACATGCGAACATGTGATGCTGGCTTACTTTTATTTGATAGAAATCGATAACGATACCACAAAAAATACTTCATATAGTTTTCTGAAAAGGCGTAACGAACACCTGAATTTCCTTTTTTCAAAACCGCTTTAATTAACTCATCCAAATCTTCTGCAACATCAAATTTTATTGCCGACGGTCCTCTTTCTCCATAGACCACATCTTTTTCACAAAAAACATCCGGGAAAGCCTCGATCATTGCATAATCAATATCCAAGGGGGATGAAAAATATACATTGCATTTTTCAAGTTCCCGAACGATATTTTTTTCAGCACCATCAGTATATCTAATAGAGAATGTTGTAGGATCCGTCTCGCTATTCCATCTTGGTATTTTAGATATAATTTTGTCGCTAATATATTTGCTACCACTATCACCAAATGAAACTAATTGCTCAATTGCATACTTGATTCTTCCAAATCCACCACCGCTTCGATCAATATCGAAATCTAATAAAGTAATAAAAGGGATTTGTAATGTCCTCAAAAGGCGCCAAAAATGATTTACATGCCTTCCACCGAGAGGGACTATAGAAATAGAATGGCTATCTACCTCAGTCGAATAAAGTTCAAGAACTTTAGGAATGACTATTTCCTCACTATCCCCCTCACCAAAAATAACTAATTTAGAAAAATAAATTTCAGGATAAGCCTTAACTGCTTCTTTGACAAACTTAGAGAGATCATCAGTTTTATCAGGTAAAGATAGCGCATTTACTATGGTACTTTTTGAATCACTATCAAGTCTGAAATGGCGTATATGCTCTGGTTCTACTCGACTTAATATAGATGATGAATGTGAGGAAATAATTACCTGGCAGAGTTCATTTTTTGCATAGTCTTTTACTAACTTTATAATACGTCCTAAATAGTGTGGAGAAAGGTGATTCTCAGGCTCCTCCAGGGAAATCATACTAAAAATAGGCAATCTCATTTTGTCTGGGTTAAAATTTGACTTATTCCCTGAGGATAATAACTCTCTTGTTTTCTGATCAATATCGAACATAGCTTTGACCAGAGAAAAATAAACTAGTGATTTTTGGCCATCACTCAAACGCTCAACACTTATTGTATTCCCGAGTTCATCAGGATTGAATTGAAGTTGTATTAGTTTAAGTATCTCATCAATATTAGCATGTGGGAAATTCAAGGAGGCTTGAGATAAGTATCGTCCTCTATATATACTAGCCCAACTTGCATTAATTGCTGAGGCTATTTCATTTAACGCTGGATTACTCTTAGTCAAAACATTCAGATGTGCTGCCTGTTCTTCTATAGCCTTTTGGCTGTCTTCAACCCACTCGATAGCCTTAAGCAATCGACCTAAAACAGCCTTGGAAGAATATTTAAGTTGTAATAATGGATCACGATTAGCAGGTACGTAATTTACCTGAATAGAATTTCTTATAGCAGCAGGTAGCTTCTGTTTGTTGTCATCCTCAACTATCATATCGCTTGTGTTAACTACCCAAATGTCTTCATCAATGTCCCCCATTGGATTAGAATCATATGTAAGACTTCCCTCTAATCGCACCCGAAATAATATACCACCATCTTCCTTATCAATAGTTAAATGCTCAATCAAAGGCGGAATAACGAGCTCACTATCTTTTGGCTTATCAAAACTAAACCAAGCCTCAATAATTAAATTCTTGTTCTTTTCATCTTTACAATCATAGGAGCTGTTAAAATCATTTATCGATAAAAATCTTAATGAGTGATCGACTGAAAACAATTTATTTAAAGCTTCCATAACGGTACTTTTCCCAGTACCGTTATGGCCAATAAAAGTTGTTAAGTCTTTCTCAAGTTCAATAGTTTGAGGATGTTGGTTAGAAATACTTTTGAATCCAGAGATGAAAATTTTTTTTAGTCTCATAAATCAGTCCTAATTTTATGTAGTCATTTTGTGGTGAAAGTAATTTTATAATATTATGATACGCTACGAAATCAATAAAAAAACCTGCACTAAATCAATACAAGTTGGCTCTAAGAGTTTAATTTTTACTAAGAATTAGTTATTAAAAATAATGACATACTTCGTCATTCCCCCAAGGATGGTCAGACACTTCCGTTTTGTGCCATTTTATATAGAAAAAAACTTGAATTTGATTCAATTTTCATTGTTCATTCTGGAGTAGTAACCGACTTGTTCTAAAATTAGAAGGTGGTTTATTTTCAATGGATTACATCACCTTTCTAGATCCCACCTGCTTTTGACTTCACCGCACACAATCCACAATAAAAAGCTATATAAACAAGGCGTTAACTAGATAGAAGACGTTTAGCTTGTGGTAAATACAAGACGTGAGACTCACTAAGTCCGATTTCCACTGGATAAGCAAAATCACATAATGAATGCGTGACAGGTTATTTTTTAAACAATTTTGACTTATTAACTGGTATTACTTTCACCTGCATGCTTCTCGCAAACGCACAACAGCGGTCTTTCTTTTGCTAGTAATTTAGCCACCTCAAACTCCCTCGACTCTTCATCATGAACTAGCTGTTTCTCTGTCCATGAGTCATCCACCGTTTCCTTTCTTACTCCTTCAGATAGCTGGGGACAGTTATTGCCACGAGTCCAAGGGGCGACGGGGTCGCCCTGGGCGGCGCTTTCAGCGCCTGGGTTAGCGGGAGTCTTCTTCACCATCTTCCAGGTATGGACATGCGTGCATATTTTGTTTTCCTTACCGGTGATTGGCGACCAAATGCCATAAACACGAATCCCGTGATCGCCATAGGTTCCTGGTTCAACTGTCGGCTCGTAGGCGGTATGAATGAGGTAATTTTTGCGGGGAACAAGTACACCACCCTGCTTCATGATGTAAGTGGCAAAACAGCCAACATCAGCAGCAGCAAGCACAGCGTCCAGTTTTGGATCCATAAGTACCGGAGCACCCGGTTTGCTGGTTTTCATTGCACGAGTTGCCTGCGATGCGAACAATCGTAACTCGCGGTACGCCTGGCGGCCTGGAATCCCAAAAAAACGAAATTGTTGAACACGGTGCAACGATGCCCACGCAGTGACGTACTCAGCACTATCACGTAGTGATTTACCCGTCTCCTTGCTGACGGTGTCACCCAGCCCACGCCCATCGATGTTTTTACTGACGTACTTTGCAATATAACTGGCCGGAGTCCCCTTTCGCGGGTCTATCAGCTTTGACTTGAAACGAGCGCTAGTGTTATTGCCAAGTTCGGCGCGATCTTCTCGGATAGCGAAACGACGCAGCAGCTCTGTGATTGCACGTCGATGTTTTTTGCGCATGAAACACAATAAATGCCAGTGCACAGTGCCATCGTGATGTGGTTCGGCTACGCGGACGCCGTACCAGCGCAGCTCTTTTTTGTGCATTGCCTTACGGCATGCCGCAAACGTATCGACCAGATAGTCGCTGCTTTTCCTAACTGTCGAGTGATCCCATGTAGGGTTAGGCTTCCCGTTCATCAGTGTGGCGTGGTACTTAGACGGACAGGTGATGGTATAGAACATGGCGCAGTCGCCACGCATTTCAGCTATCAATTCCAGGCCTTTAACACAGGCCATCATCTCATTACGGCGGTGCGCTGGATTGCTGGCACTTGCAAGCACCACATCCTCCATGCTGAGCGTATCGCCATCTTCGTTAATCAGATCATGATTGCGGAAAAAATCCATCGCCTTACGGCGTTGTTCCCGCTTCTGCAACAGAATGTCATGGCTGACATAAGGTGATGCGTGCCGATGAACAAGGCACGCTGCCCGAAGCAACTCTTCCCGCCATTTGTTGCGGAGTTGCCACAGCTTACGTTGCCACCAGTCAGCACAACGCATACGGGCAAGCGCGCCCGGTATCAGCTCGTAGTTAATCGGGTTGCGGCGATTATGTTTGCTGCGGAGCGCTTCATAACCCGGCGGGATAACATCGAGGCGTGACACTTCGGCCGCCACACGACGATAGAGCTCCAGTATTACGATGGGAGAAGCTAATTCATCGGTCAGCATCTCACCGCAAAGCTGGATAAAAATCATATCAATGTGCGCTGCGACCAGCGTTGAAAGCCGCTTAACCTCCCGCTGATTCAGTTCAGCAAGTCGAAGGAGTTGATCAAGGCTATCCCTGCCAGCCATGGCCTGGAATGACAGCGACGCCTGGTTAGCACGGACCTTGTCAATCCTCACTAATGAGGGAGTAATGACCTCATTCAGATAGGTAGGCAAATGGCGCGGATCTTCTGATTTTTCCAAATACTTAATCCTGGTTTCCAGCGGCTTGCGCAGGAAACCAGGCAAGCTGGCGACGTCATCACGAATCAGGGTAAGAGGATCAACACGATGGAGTTCTGAATGTCGTTTAGCTTTCTCAATCAGCGCATCATTCAATTCGTCATAGTGCCAGGGATCGCAATGTGCAACAGAAAAGAGGTACTCTTCTGCTGCACGACTCATTGCTTCAGCCTGCTCACGTTGACCGCTTTTATCCTGCTCATAAAGAGCAATCCAGACGGCCAGCGCAGATGGTTTCCGTGCAGGCACATCAACAGCATAAGGGTTTACTGGCTGCTTTCTGGCATTCCAGCTCCATGCCAGGGATGTGGAGTCAGGCATAACTCACCTTCGAATCTTATTTTGCAAAGCCAACGCTTCAACAAGCCGGCGCGCCAAACATTTCGGCATATGTCGCATCACCCATCACCGCCCCACAGTCCGGGCAACCTCCACCACCAGAACGACCACAACCACCACACACGCGAAGAACGCCAATCACTTCACCGGCCATATCGCGGGTTTTGGCGCTAACAGAACGTCGAACTCTGAAGGCGTGGAGATTGAAAGTGGAGTAGATCTGGCGTGTTTCTGGTGTGTCGCTATTCGAGATAGCCGATCGCGTTCCATGCTGGCGATTAACGTCCAGCAACGCCGTAACCAAAGCGCGGTGATCATCCAGGGTAAATGGCTTGCCGTAAGCGGTAAAATTGGCTGTTTTGCTAGTCGGGATGTACGGCGGATCGCAGTAAATCACGGAGTCCAGGCGATTCCTGGCGACGTACGGAATGGAAGTACGAAAATCATTACAAAGAAAGAGCGCGTGAGTATCCCGCGCCTTTTCGGCAAATAGGCGCATTTCTGCTTCTGGAAAATAAGGCGCCTTATAGCTGCCAAATGGAACATTGAAACCGCCATCCCTGTTGGTGCGATAAAGCCCGTTAAAGCAGTGGCGGTTCAGGTATAAAAATGAGGCCGCCCACCGTACAACGTAATCATCTGCACACTCGTCATCCCACGACAGGTGGTTGAACAACTTGCGCTCTTCGTAATAGCTATCTTCGTTATTGCCATTTCTGAATACGTTCCTGGCGATCAGTATCAATCTTTCTGGGTCTTCCCTGAGCGCGAGGAAGAAATTGATCAATGCGCGATTGCTGTCACAAAGCACATAGCGGCGGTATTCCGTATTCATAAAGACTGTGCCACTGCCTACAAAGGGCTCAATCAAGCAATCGGCTTTAGGTAAGTGCTTCAGCAGCTCCGGCAACACGCGGGTTTTACCGCCAGCCCACTTAAGAGGTGACTTAATCATTTGCGGCATTCCTGGTTATAGGTTTCATGGGTCATCAGTCGCCACTGCTTACCACCGTTTTTGCTGAGCAAACGCCAACGGAGGCCAATGCGGATCACGAGATAGGCGTGTGGCTTGACGCGGGTGTAATTACGCTGTCCATGAGCAAAGCAATTCAGGGCGGCAAGCGCCCTCTTACAAACCGGCAACGGCGCGTTACAAACAACAGACAGATGCGAATGCATGGCAGCCCTCATAGCGATCCAATGTGTGGAGAGGTCAAGCGCTGCCAGATTTCGCAGACTTGCTCCGCTTGATATCGCGCGTCAGTGAGCGTGTAACGAGCCAGGGCGCTTCTCGCATGAGGCGCATAGTCTGTGGCAGCAGCAAGGTCGAGAAGTGAACGAATGCAGCGGTATTTTGTGCCTTCAGGGAAAATGCCTAACACCTCTAAGCGATCCACGGCATAACGAAGTGAAACCAGTTTTTCCGGGGCATCTTTGAACCATACGAATAACGCCGCGTTCCGGGGACAGGTATTGTCGGCGATGAAAGCAGCAAGGCTGCAAAGTGCATCTTCTTCAGCTTCGGTTGCGCTCATTACTTCGGCGCGCCAGTGAGAGTCTTTTTTCATCCAATCGAATGCCGTACTAATGCTGATACGGCCCTTCAAGCTTTCAGATTTACGAATGTCTATCGAAGAATAAAAAACCTTTCCGATCTGCCCTGTTGAGGGTTCAAAAAACACAGCTTCAATGGCACACAGAGGTGATGACGGTTTCTTACTAACGTTAATCAAATCGATCATTACGTGATTCATGGTCTACTGCCCTCGCTGGTGATTGTTTCGTGGTTGGCTATCCACTGCTCAAGTGCTGAATAAATCTCTTCGGGGGTAAGGCCTTGCTCTTTCAGCAGGCCCATACGGATGCGCAGCAATCCGAGTAAGTGGGCGCGCTCGCCTTTGCGCGCATTGGTGCTGATTCCCATAAACTCTGGATCGCTTATTCCGCCTTCCGGCTTTATTGACGTAACCGACATGCAACCTCCTGAAAAAGGCAAAACGTATCCCCGGCAAAGTAAATGCCGTTATTTTTGAAGCGGGTTAATCAATTGTTTTAGCGCGATTTTCTTTTAATCTGCTTGAATATCCTTTCATGCCAGTAATACATGAAATCAATAAAGGTCATTCGCGCGCGATCGTGATTACCGCGAATTGCTTTTTCGAGCCCGTAAATTATTAAATCTTTAGACGGGCTTTTTGAACTAATGGTGATACGAGCACCATTTTTTAGATGTACAGTGAACCCCTGCTCGGCACTTTCCACTGCTTCTCGAATCAGCATTTCCTGTTCCCAAGATGTTTTTTCTTCGGTGAACATGGCGTACTCCGATGATCAGTTAAAGCGAGGGGGCTCCAGCCGCCAGGAGGCTCTAGCTCCCAGTTTCAGGTGTTCCAGGATCTCCGGTGTAACCTCTACGGTTACCTCCTGCGGTTGAACAAACTTCATAGCCTTCTTCAGTTGCTCAGCGTCCAGAGATAGCAGGTCGTATGGTTTAGGGATATCACCATCGGTGACGGAAATAATGATGTTGCGGAGTTCTTCAAGAGTGCATTCATCATTCTCGCCTTGAAGCATCGCGAAATGATAGAGGTGGGATACGCCGTGGCGTAAAAGCTGGAGAGAGTAATCATGATTCCATTCCAGAAACTCTTTATTGAAATGGAAGCATTGTAAAAGCGAGTTAATTTTTTCTGCATATTCGAGTTTCATTTTCGCCCCCAGAGATTAAAAAGCAATGAAGTGCTTTTTACTCATGATTCTGTCAATCGTTCGACATGCTTCTGATAAAGCAAAGTCGATGCCGTAATAATGGCCTGTGTGCGTAATTTGATAGCGCTGGCGGCTGTACGGTTTTTTGCGTGGGAGTTTCAGAATAGTAAAACCACAGTAGAGGCTGGTTTTGCTATTGAGCTGTGATACTGATCCGCGGCTACCGTTCTTCATATTTCCTCTCCTGAAACCGGCTATCGACCTGGCTCACCGAGACCAAGCCACATCAACCACCCTTCCCTGATCTCCTTTGGACGACTTTCGTAGGCCAGTTTCATGCCGTTGTTCCAGGCTGGAAGGTAAACCCAGTACTCGCCCGCACGGCCAGAAGTAGACTGGGGATCGGTCATCTCGATTACAGGAAGCTTCCCTTTTTCAATCATGCCCTTCACCGCAGCAGGGGTTTTCCCGATGAGTCTGGCGAACTCCTGATAAGGCACAGCATCCGTGCTACTTACAAGCTGTTTGCTCATCTGTTACATTCTCCTTTTGGGTAATTAATTGCTCTTAATTGTATTTAATTGCCTATCTTTGCAAATTCCTTATTCGGAAATTATTTCCTTATAAGAGAATAATCATCTTATGGAGGACTCATGTCAACCCCAGTTCATGAAAAAATCAAGCTCATTAGGGAATCCGAAAGGCTAAACAGGAAAGAAATCAGTCAATTAACTGGCATTGCTTATGGTTCATTTTGTGGCTATGAAGCGGGTGATAAGAAACCAGGCGTTGAAGCGATAATGAGACTGCTACAACACCCCAAATTCATGAAATACACACTGTGGTTTATGACCGATCAGGTTTCGCCTGAAGCCGGTCAAATCGCACCGGCCCTCGCACACTTTGGGCAAGACTTAACAACCTCGCAGCACTCAGACCAAAAGACTGGTTAACAATTAACCAGTCCTACATACATTTCAAATGTCTATTATTGGTCGAAAAGTATTCATCACATAATTGCAACGCGTTGAGGCCGAAAGGCAAACGCACCCATCGGAGGGTTTTCTTATGACTATTAAGAAACTCGATGATGGTCGATATGAAGTGGACATCAGGCCTGCTGGTCGCAATGGAAAGCGTATCCGCAGGAAGTTTGATAAGAAAAGTGAAGCGGTAGCTTTCGAGAAGCATACCCAGTTTAACCACCACACCAAAGAATGGTTATCAAAACCGACGGATAAGCGGCATCTGTCTGAACTGATACAGCTTTGGTGGAATTTGAAAGGCAAGCATGAGGAGCACGGTCGGATAAACCGCAACAAGTTAGATATTTTTTGCAGGATTACCGACGATCCTTGTGCTTTTCAGATTACAAAAGCGCTGATTAGTCAGTATTACGCGGCAAGAAGAAGCCAGGGCATCAAAGCTTCCACCATTAACCGTGATCTCAACAGCATCAGTGGTATGTTCACAGCTCTTATCGAGGCCGAGTTGTTTTCAGGTGAACATCCGATCAGAGGGCGGAAGAAGTTGAAAGAAGATGTCCCCGAAACTGGCTATCTGACAGAGGACGAAATCAAACACTTGCTCCTAAAACTGGATGGTGACAACAAGAAGATAGCTGTTCTCTGTTTAAGTACTGGTGCTCGCTGGGGCGAAGCGGCTCGACTCAAGGCGGAACACATCATACAGAACCGTGTGACGTTCGTTAAAACCAAGAGTAACAAGCAGCGGACTGTTCCTGTTTCAGCGGAAGTGGCAAAACTCATAGCTGATGGTAAGCGAGGGTTGTTATTTGGTAAGGCGTCTTATTCTGACTTCAGGCAGGTACTCAGGGAAGTAAAACCTGATCTTCCGACCGGCCAGGCGACGCATGCACTACGCCACAGTTTCGCGACGCACTTTATGATTAATGGAGGAAGCATCATTACGTTACAGAGGATCCTTGGGCATGCGCGAATTGAGCAAACTATGGCCTACGCTCATTTTGCGCCGGAATACCTTCAGGACGCGATCTCACTTAACCCGCTGCGAGGTGGCGCTGATGTGCGAAATGTCCACATAATGTCCACAGATGGGTAATGTGTTATGGCTTTCAACGGTCTTGCGTGCCGCGCAATCCCGCATTGCACCGTTGAAAGCCGTTATATCTGGGATGGCTAACGCACCCGACGGGGCTTTTTTTCCCACCGCGTGGACAAGTATTCCCCAGACAGATGTGATAAATTTAAAAATATCACTGTTTATTTGACGCTGATGTCCGTTTGCAGCCCAATATGCTGGGGTGACGTTTGGCGTGCTGGAGCTGTATTATTCATGTCAGATTTTATTCTTGCCCGGGTGTCGCAAACCCTCGCTGCGGAACAGTCCCTGGAAACCCTGGTGCGCCAGCTGCTGGAGATGCTGGAGGCGGTGACGCGAATGGAGTCCACCTACCTCACCCGCATTGATACCAACGCCCAGCGGCAGCAGATCATGTTCGCCCACAACAGCAGCGAAATGCAGATCCCGGAAGGATTTTCCGTCCCCTGGGATGAATCCCTGTGCAAACGCGCCCTTGAGGATCAGTGTACGTTTAGCAATGACGTTGCCAACCGCTGGCACTCCTGCATCGCCGCCCAGGAGCTGGGAATCGCTACTTTTTTAAGCATTCCCGTCCGCCTGGCCGACGGCTCTCTGTTCGGCACCCTCTGCGCCACCAGCCGGCAACAACAGCCTTATAACCTCGAAGGCGAACAGGTCATGGGCCTGTTTGCGAAGCTCATTTCCCACTACGTGGAAAAAGACACCCTGGTGCAACAGCTGCAGGCGGCAAACGTCGCGCTGGAGCTGCACTCGACTACCGATGAGCTCACCCAGCTTCCCAATCGCCGCGCGCTGTTTAAGCAGCTGGCGTTACGCTTTGCCTCCGCCCGCGCCCAGCAGCAGCAGGTCTCGCTTATTTTTATCGATCTCGATGGTTTCAAAGCCATTAACGATCGGTTCGGCCATCCGTGCGGCGACAGCTTTCTGGTGCAGGTCGGCAAACGACTCACCGCTGTCGCGCGCCGGGAAGATATCGTTGGCCGCCTTGGCGGCGATGAGTTTTTGATCGTCGGTAGCGCCCAGCAGCCTGCCGCACAGCAGGCGTATGTCACGTCCCTGCGTCAGGCTCTGTGCGGCGTCTACTTCCTCGGCGAACAGCGTATCGACTATGAGGGCGCTAGCTTCGGGGTGGTCACCTGCGATCCGCAGAGTATCGATGTTGAAGCGGCCTTACGCGCTGCCGATGAGGCGATGTACCAGGATAAGAAGTCCCGCCGCCAGGAGAATTTCATTCATATTGACTAA